AACGCTAAGCGGGTTTCCCGCGGTACCTACTGCTTGCGTGCCGTCCGAAAGTTCAACCGGAAGAGGATTATTGAGCGCAGGAGGATTGCTGTTAACGCCCGTAAGGTTGACATTTCCGCCCCCGCCTCCGCTGCCCGAAGTAATCAACTTTCCGTTCACATCTACTTGTAGCGCAGTTGCTTGTCCGTCAGTTAGAACTGGCGGGGTTACGTTATAAACACCACCGACAACTTCTGCTGTCGTTGGTGCCGCGCTGTTAGGGCCCGATTTCGGGTTAGTCATAAATTCCTAAAATTCTTGCGCAGATAGGGGCGCAATAAACTGTGGGGGGATGAATATGTGGGCAGTAATTTGAGAATTTTGAGTCGTTGCGGCTGATGTCATGTGTGTTCTTCTTCCCTATAAAGAAGATGAGGGCCAGTTTCCCGGCCCCCGGAGAGTTGCTTAAATCTGCAAGTTCGGAACGCTTACGCCTTCTGCTGTCGTTGGCGCTGGTTCGTTGTTTGTTGTCATGAAGAAGCGCTCTGACGACGACGGCTTGTTGCTCGACTCGCCAGCCAGTTCGATTGCTTCACGCCAACCAATCTTGGTCCAATTTGGAATTGCGCTGCCGTTGCGGTGAAGAAAATCAGCGGTGTCCTTCGGCATCCATCTCGCTGCGCACAACAGGCACTTGATGACCGTGGTGCCATCTGTGAATGTGTGAGCGTAAACTGCCGGGTCCTTCTGCTGGCCGCGCTGACGAGACTTGCCACCCTTCATGTGGCGACAATTTCTCTGGGTTGTAATCTTTGCGACGGTGAACTGCTCAGAGTTAATTTTGGCTACCTTGTCGCGCTCGGCTGCGATGCGGTCCAAATCGGCTTCTTTCTCGATGAGACGCTTTTCCTTCAACATCATCAACGATAAAAGGGCCTTAAATTCGCCATCGTTTAAGACGGCCCCATTCGCTGCGCTGTTAAGTACTTCGCCCATATTCGCTTCGGTAACTTCTCCGAAAGCGTCCTGTTTCTTACCTTGATTGGCATTTGCCATGTTAGTTCCTTTGCGGGCTAAACTTCTTCCGCGCCAGTTTCATGCCTTGGTCGGGCAATTCGGCCAGAACGTCTGCCGTTTTATTCGGTGAGCCCACGCTCGTCTTCGTCAGCGTACGGTTTCTGGTGACGCTTCTCCCAAAGACTGCGATAGTATCGTGCCGAAAGTCTGTTCGCCGGGGGAGCGCCGAAAATTCGGTGGCACTCGGCCTCGGTGATAATCTCTTTTTCCACAAGCTGCACAGCGACCGTTCGCCAGCCGCGCGACTCTTCGCCTGCCGGAATGCCGTACTGGTCCAGCTTCAAAACGCTCCACTCGTACATCATCGGAACGTCGAGATAGCAAACTGGTCTCAGCTTGTCGGTCTTGTGAGGCGGGACACAGAACAAACCGACTGTCGGAATGCCGCCCACGCCAATGAATCCGTTGTCGATGACACCACACTTGATGCCGTTGGCTCTCAACTTCTTCTCAATAAAATCTCGGGTTGTCATCCCGTTCACGCGGCGCGCGGCCCTGTCGGTCAGCACGTCTTGGTCGTCCCACTTATAGCTGGACGCCATGCGCTCCGAGTCCTCTCGGTGGGACGCGAAAGATTCTTTCGCCATCGCCTTGTAATCTTGGGGGAACTTCACCCAGTTCGGGGTTCCGCCTGCAAGCATGCGCTCAATCGCCTCGCCCGTTGCCTTCACATCGTGGCGCTCGTTGAATGGGTTCTCTACGTCGGAACCCGGTAGTCTGAAATCGTTTACGCCCGGTTGGATGATGCTCATTGTTGGTACCCCTTTAGATATTGGATTGCGTTGCTTAAAACTTCTATTGAGTCTTTGAATCTGCCGAGACCGAGGTTGCAATCTTCACAAAGAAGACCACGGCGGCACTTGTCACAGCTTCGTAGGTTCGGACAACACGCGTGGCTGTGGTCAATGTGGGGTGTCTTCTTGAATTTCTTTCGACAGATGGCACAGCGATTTCGTTGCTTCTTGAGCATCTGGTCGTGTTTTTGTTGTGTAAGTTTGTGATTGCGTAAACGAACTCGCGTATTCACGCGATGTTTATTTCTTCTATGCCATGCACGATTCTGTCGTAGCTTGTAAAGACGGTTCTTTCTATACCAAGCACGGGTTTTTGCGCGTGCCTTTTTCAAATTATTTCGTCTCCAGCGGCGGTCATTTTCTCGCTGACGTTCTGGATTGTTCTTGCGCCAACGGCGCATTTTTATTGCTGATTTCGATAACATTTATACTCTCCCAAAAGAGTTGACTGGGAGCATGTGTTTGGGCACACACTCCCAATCTGCATCTTAACACAAGTTGCAACTCGTGTCAAGAGGAAATTTTACTGAATTGCCGGAACCGAGTCAATGTAGCGAATACGCTGACTGTTCAAGCCTGTTGCTGGTGGCAATGTGACCGTCTGATGAAACTTATAGCTGCACCAGCCTCCAATCGTAGAAACGGGGTCGAAGCTTGAAGCAGGTGCATCAGTCACAACTCTGCAATCAATCGTCTTCCAATCTCCCTCGTCGAGGTCGGTGTCGCCCGGAACCTGCAACCACACACCAATCATGGCGTAGTTACCGAACACGTATGTTCTGTAACCAATCTTTCCGCCGCCTTGGTAGTTAGCCGTCGTGGTCACGAACGGGGTCTGCATGAAGCCGATGTTGGTGCCCGGCAACACGATGACCTTGTTCTGGTCAGCGCCTGCGGTCGCATCAAACTTCTCCATGTTTTCGTACTTCCACAAGTCAGCGATGCTGTTGTTCACAGTCGTTGCGTTGTAGATGTCGCCCAACACGTTCGGGCTGATTGCGCCCAAATACATTCCGCGCTTGCACGGAAGCACGTTCTTCGAAACAAGCTGCTGCTTCAAAGTACGGATGGTTGCCAAATCGAGCGTGAAGGGGTTAGCCAACAAGCCTGACTGGTTCACGTTGCTGTCTACGCCCGAAGCGCTGTCAGCAACTGCGCTGTACAACTCGCTGATTGACTGCCCAGCTTGGTAGCCGAGCTCAACTGCGCTGTTGCCAACGAGTTCGTCGATTGCTGCTGCGATTGCAAACGACGAGAAGTTCGCGTAGTTGTTCCACTCACCAATCTGCGCTGGTGCGCTGACTTGGCTGATGGTTTCCGGCGAACCCACAGTGCCGTCACTGTTCTGAACAGTGTCACCCGACAAAGTGTTGTACTGGAAGAAGGTACGGTTCACGCCCATGTGAAGGCCTTGAACACGACGCTCTGCCGCACCAACGAATGCGTTGGTGTTGCCCTTTAGGTTAGGAATCAGTTCCTTGTCGAAAATGATTGCCTGTGCCGTTAGGACGTTTGCTACGTTATTTCCTGATGGGTTTGGTCCCGACATATCTTGCTCTGCAAGCAGGTCTCCGTTTTCACGGGAGAGAGATTACGAGATACGGATGCCGTAAGTTTGAAGTTGTTTCACGAACTGAGGGTCGCTCTTCAACTTCTGTCTGATTACAGACGGCTCCATAGCTTTGAGTTCTCTCATGAACTCTTTTCTCGCTTGAGCGGGGTCTACTGCCGGAGGACGATTTGCGCTCATCGCTCCCGGTGGTAGGCTTCCGTTCACGCCCGGACGACGGGTAGGCGTAGCAGTATTTGTCTGCGTTGCTACAGGCGTCGTTACCGTTGCTTCAACCGCTGGTTGGCTTGGTTCTTGTACAACCGTTGGTTGGGCCACTGCTTCTGGTGTCGCTGCTACCGCTGCTGCTGGCGGGAGTGCCGCTGGAGCAACAACAGGTGGTGCAGCCGCGGCGACAGGCGTATTTGTCGCCTGCTCCGCTGGTCTCTTTGCCGTTGGGAAGCTGTTCACATCCACAGCGGCGAGCTTATCACCTTGTTCTGAGAGGTCGATGAATGCGGCCTCCAAGTTATCCAAGGTATAATTCAGTCCGTGCTCGCGAAGATATTCTGCCATCGCGTCGTTGTTTGCCTTGCACGGGTTGTAGTCGAAACGGTGACGGAGGATGAACGAGTTGGCGATTGCCAGCCCTTCCTGCATGTCACTCTTGCGTTGCAGTTCGACTTCCTTCTGTTTAAATTCGGTGTCAAGCACGCCGCGCACCAAGCGCAATGCTTCTCCTGCGTCCTTGCCTTCCAAGGCCTTTGCTGCCGCCTGATTAATTTCGTCCGGCGTCAACAAGCGGCTCTGTTCTGTTTCCTTAAATTGAAGCTTCTGCTTCTTCAAGCGATGAAATGCGCGGGTCGCATTTTCATGCGCCGTCTGCATCTTCTCAATCATCTCTTCCGATGACCAAGCTTCCAAATGCGTTGGGCGACCAATCGGGCTGCCATCTTCATCACGTACTTGGTACTCGCGCACAATCTTCTTGCGCTCCACAGTTGCTGGGGGCGCTACTGGCTCAGCCACGGGTACCGCAGCCGGGGTCTCTGCAAGTGCCTGCGCTTCCGCTGCGAGTTCTTCGGTGGTCGGAGGGACGGCGACCGCAATCTGGTGGTCAACCTGCTCTTCAACTTGCGACAACTCCGAATTTCTCGCCAGCAACAGTTTGTTGATGTGAGCGTTCAAATCTCTGTCGCCCTTCATCAAGGTCATGACACGGCCTTGGGTCTCTGGGTTCTTCAACGCCGCGGCGATAGACTTCCAGTCCATGTTCATCAAATCTTCGCGATTGATTGTGCTCATAGCTCACCTTTTAATTCGATTCTACTTCGCTCCCGGAGGGAGATTGTGGTACGGGTACTACTGGCGGCTTGAATCCGGTAAAGCGGGTCGTCTTGACGCCCTCATCGGTCCCTGCCCCGTTGACTTCTTGTAGTGCTCTGCGCTGGTGCAACTTGACAGAGTCAAGCACCTCAGCGGAAAATTTGTTCATCGCGTGAGCGGTAGTCTGCAACCCAGCGAGTTGCTCCGTGTAGCGCTCTGTTGTCGGCTTCAACTTAATTACTTCTTCTGTCGCTGTGCGGCACGCTTCTGCCATCAGCTTGACGAGAACTTTCCAACCCGGTTGGGTGGTTAGTTGCGCCAACAAGATTCGTTCTTCGTAATTCAGGTTCTGCCCAAGCAGTTTACGTTCCGACATTAGCTGCCCCACTTGTCTTGAACTGTAACGAGGGTTGGGTCCTTCGTCACGTACACGGTGTCTTTGCCAGAACGGTCAATAGCCCACATGACTCGCTCCGAGGAGGACACTGTGTTGGTGGTCGCCTTTGTCATGCTCACGGCTTCATCCCAATTCGGGTCGCCGGGACGTGCGGAGAAACCACAGTTGTATCCGCACCAAATCTTTGTGCTACCATCCGAAAAGTTGTGCATGTGGACGTTATAGTCTGGGTACTGCGTTGCGTAGCCATATTTC